AAGACCGCCGACCTGGCGGCGGCTGTGCAGGGTACAGCCATCACCGTCAACGGCACCGCCTATGTCGTCACCGGCAACCAGCCGGACGGCACCGGCATGACCGTGCTGCAGCTGCGCGAGGCCTGACACCATGGCCGACCACGCACACCAGCGGATCCTCGAGGCGGTGCAGGCCGCCCTGGTGGCAGCCGCCACCGCGGCGGGATCGCGCGTCTACCTGGACCGGGTCGACGATCTGCCGGCGGCAAACCTGCCGGCAATCGACATCCTGGGCGCAGATGACATCGGCGAAGACGCGATCGAATACCAGACCGTGCACTTCCCGGGTGTGCAGCGCCATGCCTACAGCTTCGCCATCCGCTCGGTGACGGCGCTGGCCACCGGATCGGCCAAGGCCGCGCGCAACCTGGCCGGCCAGGTTGAGGCAGCACTGCTGGCTGCGGCCAACACCGTTGCCGTGGGTGGAAAGTCCATCGATCTGCTTTTGTCTGACAGCAGCGAGATCAAGGACGGCGCAGGAGCGCTGCCCATGTTCGCGGTGCGCCAGACCTGGCAGGCGCAATTCATGACCGTAGGCGGTGCGCCCACGGTGCCCGCTTAAACCATCAACTGGAGCCAATCATGGCAAATAAAATCAACGTCTGGTCAAAGGTTGGCGTCACGGTGCAGACCGTGCTGGCAGCTGCCAAGACCATCACCGCAATCACTCTGGCCAGCCCTGGCGTCGTCTCATCGACGGCGCACGGCTATCTCGATGGCGATATTGTGCTTCTGAAAATCAGCGGCATGATCGAGGCCAACCACATGGTGGTGCGCGTAGCCAACAAGACGACCGACACGTTTGAGATGGAGGGCGTCGACACCACGTTGTTCAATGCATTTGTCAGTGGAACGGCGCAAAAGGTCACGCTCGGAGCGGCAGCGGCCACGATCACCGACGTGAGCCCCAGCGGCGGCGAGGCCAAAAGCATCGACATCACCACGGTGCACGACGATACCGACCGCGAGATCCCGGGCAACCTGTCGGCCATCAGCTACAGCATGGGCAGCCTGTGGGTTCCCGATGATGCGGCCCTGGTCGAGCTGAAGGCTGCCGGCGCCGTCAAGGGCGAGCGCGTGATCGAGATCGACTTCGCCACCGGCGCAAAGGTCTATTTCAACGCCTACCCCAGCGCATCGCTGGCGCCTGGTGGGTCCAAAGGCGAGGCGGTAACCACGCCGATCAGCTTCAAGCTGCGCGGCCCGATCACCGCATACGCCGCCTGATCGCCATGGCCGTGATCACCCGCGCCAGCGTGGCAGCGCCTACGCTACCCAAGGAAACGGTCGAGGTCGAGGCCTTGGGCGGCGACGTGGTGGTGCGTGGCCTGCTGCTGACCGAGCGCATGACACTCGAGCAGCGCATCGTCAGCGCAGCAAAGGCCGCGCGCGAAGCAGCTGCCGCATCGCCCGGCCAGCCGCAGAACAACGCCGGCGTCAATGCCGCGCTGCCGATGTTGCTGGCCAGTTGCGTGCTGGATGCGGATGGCAAGCAGCTGTGGACCGAGGCCGAGTGGCAGATCTTCGGCGGCCGGCATCCGCTGCAGGCGGTGGCGCTGTTCAACGTGGCCTGGCGTCTGGCTGGACTCGACCAGGCGGCCAACGTAAAAAACTGACGCGCCAGCCGCAGCTGCGGCAAGCACTGCGGCTGGCGCAAAGAATGGGGCGAACCATGCAGCAGTTGGGTCAAGAGATGACTGCGCAGGAATACGGCCTGCACATTGCGCTCGGCGAGCAGGAGCCGCTGGAGCCCGCCATCGAGCGCGCAGTCGCATCGCTGATCGCCGCACAGGCAAACGGCCCCATGACGCGAAAGGACAAGCGCATGTGGCACGGCAGGGACTTCATGCCCGAGCACTGGCCGGAGATCGACGAGGATGCGCTGCCAATGCCTGCAACGGCGCCACCAACCATAGAGCAGATCCGAGCGCAGGCGCGCCTGTTCGGCATGAAGGCCTGACCGATGGCAGATCCGAAAATCCGCATCAGGGCAACCGATGAGACGGGCCCGGCGTTTCGCACCGCCAGCTCTAACCTCGATGGCCTGGCTGGGAGCGCCGCCAAGCTGGTCGGTGCGCTCGGCGGTACGTTGATCGCATCGGGACTGGCAAACCTGGTCAAAGGAGCGATCGATGCGGCCGATGAGCTGTCCAAGCTCAGTCAGCGCACCGGAATTGCCATTGAGACCTTGGGCGGTCTTGGGTTCGCCGCAGAAATGGCCGGTGGCTCGATGGGCAGCATCACCGATGCCGCTGACAAGCTCAACAAGAGCCTGGCCGAAGCAGCCAGCGGGCAAAAGCTGGCCAGCGAGGCATTCGACGTGCTGGGCATCAGCGCTACCGATGCCGCTGGCCAGACAAAGTCGGTCGATGTGGCCATGGCCGAGATTGCCGACAAGTTCGCCGGCTTCGCTGATGGGCCAGAAAAGGCGGCGCTCGCCATGCGACTGTTCGGCAAGGCTGGTGCCGATCAGATCGTCCTGCTCAATGCAGGCGGCGAGGCGCTGCGCGAGCAGATCGAATATTACAAGCGCTACTCTGGCGTCAGCGAGGAGACCAGCAAGCGCGCCGAGGTGTTCAACGATACGCTGTCCAAGATCGGGCTGCTCAGCACCTCGCTGGGCAACACGCTGGCCGCAAGCCTGCTCCCGAGCCTGCAGGCTGTTGCAGACGCCATGTTGGATCTCAAGGAAAACGGGTCCGGGTTCAGCGCCATCGGCGACGCGCTGCGCGTGGTTTTCGAGACGCTTGCCATCACGACGGCAAACCTGGCGTTTGCATTCAGGGCTGTTGGGTTTGCCTATGGCGGCGCGTTGGCAATCCTGCGCAGCCCGTTTTCGTTCAATACGATTTCTGAGGCGGTGCGCGAAGATACGCAGCGTGCCATCAACGAGCTGAAAGCGTTTGAGCGCAAGGTTTACGGCGTCAGCTCTGGTGGCCAGAATAACGAAAGCGAGGCCGAGCGCCGCCGTCTCGGCCTGTCTGGACCGGCAGCTGCTAAGCGATCCGCTCCGCGCTTGCCCAGCACAACAACGGATGCAAAGGGCGCAGGCGCCCCCAAGGCCGAGCCGATCAGTGACGCCGAGCGCGCCCTGGCCCGCTACGTTGACCAGCTCAGCAACACCATCGAGAAAACGCAGAACCTGTCCGAGCAGGAGAAGGCGCTCAACTTCCTGCGCGAGATCGGAACCACCGGCCAGATCCCGCAAGTGCGCGAGCTGGTGCTCGGCCTGGCTGCGCAAATCGACTCCGAGAAGGCGCTCAAAATCGCCACCGAGGAGCGCATCAAGATCGGGCGCCAGGCGGCGATTGACGCGGGCGAGCGCGTTGCCGAAGCAAACCGCGAATATCAGGACCGACTCAAGAGCCTGACCGACAACGCTGCCAGCAACGTGTTCAGGCGCCAGCAGGAAGATCTCACATTTTTGCAGCAGGCGCTCGAGCGAGGCGCGATCAGCCTGCAGGTCTACAGCGAGTCGGTGCAAAACCTTTTCAACATCTCGGGCGAGGGCTTTGGAAAGCTGACCACATTTGCCGAGCAGGCTGCAAAGAATATCCAGGACAGCATTGGGTCTGGGCTGTCGGACATCCTGAACGGCAATTTCGAGAACATCGGCAAGAGCTTCACGCAGCTGATCAACCGCATGGTGGCCGAGGCCGCAGCGGCAAAGATCACCGAAAACCTGTTCGGCAAGGGCGGCAGCGGCGGTGGCCTGTTTGGCAATGTGCTGAGCAGCTTCGGGCAGCTGCTCGGCCTTGGCGGTGCACGCGCTGGCGGCGGCCCGGTGTCTGGTGGCGGCACCTACCTGGTGGGCGAGCGTGGCCCCGAGCTGTTCACGCCACAGCAATCGGGCCAGATCATCCCAAACCACGCCCTGGCTGGCGCCGGCGGGGTCCGGTCGATGCAGATCACCATCAACCCGCCAGCCGGAATGGGCCGCCAGGCATCCAACCAGTTCGCCGCCGACGTGGCGCGACAACTGCGCATGGCCGACGCCTACAACAACTGACAGACCACCACCATGCCAGCAGCTGTTCTAGACAACGTGATTTTTCCCGACGAGCTGATCGCCGTGGCGCTGCGCGGTCGCAAGCGCTGGGCAACCGAGATCGGCGTCAACCAGGGCGGGTTCGAGGAGCGCAACAGCGTCACCACCAGCCCGCTGCGCAAATACGACGCCGGCCTGGTGGCCCGTACCGGTGCACAGTGGTCCGCCATTGACGCGTTGCATGATGTGGTGCAGGGAAGCCTGTACGGGTTTCTGTTGCTGGATCCGACCAACAACGCGGCGACCGTTGGCGAGGGCCTGATGCGCCCGTTGCCGGCCGCATTGCGGGGCACGCTTGGCGCGGTGGGCGTTGGGTACGGTGTCCCGAGCTATCGCCTGGTCAAGCGCCGCACGCTGGCCGGCATCAATGCAGACCGCGACATTCGCAAGCCGCTGTCGTCATCTGTCGCCTTGCTGCGCGGTGGCGCACCGGTGACGATCGGTGCAAGCGCCGGCAATGCGGCGATCGATGCGGTCAATGGAAACGTCACGTTTGTGGCCGACACCAGCCAGGCCATCAGCTCTATCACTGTCGGCGCCACCACGGTCCTGAACTTTGCCAGCGGCACGCCAGCGGTGGCTGCGTTCAGCGTCGGCGAGCGGGTCTACCTCAGCGGCATCACCGGCACTGCTGGCGCCGCGCTCAATACGCTGAGCCATGCGATCACGGCCAAGGGCGCCACCAGTCTGACCATCGGCACAAGCACCACCGGGCTGGCGGTCACGCTGGCCGGCACCGCCTACAAATACCCGCAGGCCAGCGAAACGCTCACCTGGTCGGGAAGTTTCTATACGCCGGTGCGCTTCGAACAGGACGAGCTGGACTGGGCGATGGTGGCCGGCGCCGCATCCGCTGACGATCGGCTGATCGAAGGCCCCAGCGTGCCGCTGATCGAGATCCGAATCCCATGAAAGCCCGAAGCACGGCCCTGGAAATCCATCACGGCGAGCCGGTACAGACCCGCGCCTGGTGCTGGAAGGTCACGCGGCGCGACGCGCAGGTGTTCGGCTTCACCAGCATCGACATCATGCTGCCGATCGATGGCGTCGAATACGAGGCCGCCACCGGGTTCACCCCCAGCGCAATCGACGGCAAGGCCGACATGAGTGTGCCCAACCTCGAGGTGGCGGGCCTGCTCAATGCCGCCAGCATCACCGAGGCCGACCTGCTGGCCGGCGTTTGGGATGGCGCCGCCGTAGAGGTGTTTGAGGTCAACTACCGCGACCTGACCATGGGCGCGATGGATCTGCGCAGCGGAACCATCGGAACTGTCAGCTCGGGCCGCGTGGTATTTCGCGCCGCGCTGCGGGGCCTGGCCCAGGCGCTGCAGCAGGGTGTTGGCGAGCTGTTTACCGCCGCCTGCCCGGCCAATCTGGGCGACGCGCGCTGCCAGGTGGATCTTGGGCCGCTCACCGTCACCGGCACTGTCACCGCTGCCTCCAGTGCGCGCGGCTTCACCGACAGCAGCCGCTCCGAGGCATCCGACTACTTTGGCGCCGGCCTGATCACTTGGACCGGCGGCGCCAATATCGGCCTGCCCATGGAGGTGCGCAGCTTCGCCGCTGGGGTATTCGACCTGGCGCTGCCGATGCCCTTTGCCGTGGCCGTTGGCGATACCTACAGCCTGGTGCCTGGTTGCCGCAAGCGCGCCATCACTGACTGCAAAACCAAATTCAACAATATCGTGCATTTCCGGGGCCATCCATGGGTGCCTGGCAATGACAAGGTGCTCGGCAACGCCGCGCTGGCTGAAATATGAGCAATGACATCGTCACTGAGGCCAGGACCTACCTGGGCGTGCCATGGGTACACCAGGGCCGATCGCGCGATGGCGTCGACTGTCTTGGCCTGGCCATCCTGGTGGCTGCCGCGCGTCGCGGCTACCGGTTCGACCTGCGCGACTATGCCGCCCAGGCCATGGACGAAACCATGCAGGCCAAGTGCCTGGAGCACATGGACCCGGTGCGTCTGGCAGATCTTGCGTCGGGCCACATCGTCGTGATCCGCTTCGAAAACCAGCGCCACATGGCCATCGTCGGCGACTACCCGATCGCCGGCCTTCTGAGCCTGATCCATGCCAACAGCCGGGTCGGCCGCGTGGTCGAGCATCGTCTCGACTCGGTCTGGCGCCGTCTGATCATGTCGGCCTATGCGCTGCGTGACCTGCGGGAGGGTGCCTAATGGCAGCGCTTGCATTGGGCGCCATCGGCGCGCAGCTCGGCGCGGGGTACGCCGGGTTTCTGGGTGTCACGGGCGCGCAGATCGGCTGGATGGTCGGCTCGACGCTGGGCAGCCTGCTGGGGCAGAAGGCGGTGCACACGGTACAGCCTGGCATCGGCGACCGCTCTGTGCAAGCCAGCACCTACGGGTCGTACAAAACCACGGTCTACGGCACCATGCGCGTGTCCGGCAATGTCATCGACGGCGTTGGCGAGGTGCGCGAGGTGCGCACCACCACCCGCGTCGGCAAGGGCGGCCCCAAGGGCAGCAACACCACACGCAGCTGGAATGCCGACGTAGCCATCGACCTGTGCCAGGCTGGACTGCTGGGCATTCGCAAGATGTGGCTGGGCGGCAAGTTGGTCTATGACGTGAGCACCGGTGCCAGTGCCAGCTCTATCATCGCATCCAGCGCCCGCGCGCAGTCGGTCAAGATCTACGACGGCAGCGAAGATCAACTGCCGGACCCGACGCTCGAGGCCCTACAAGGCGCAGGCAACGTGCCGGCCTACCGTGGCCGCAGCTACATCGTTTTTGCGGGCATCGATTGTCCAAACGGGCAGATCCCGCAGCTCAGTTTCGAGGTCTGCATGGCGATCTCGGCCAGCGCCACGCTGCCGGCGCTGACTCCAGCGGTTCCGATGAACCCGGAGATTATGTGGGAGACGGCGGTCTATACATCGATCAGCCGCGTCTGCGGGCCCGATGTTGTCTACCATTTGACGGCCAACACCAGCGGCGGCGGTTTGTATGGCTACCAGTGGAGCGCCCAGGGCTTCCGGGCCGGCAATGGCTACCTGCAGAAAATCTGGACGGCTGTGCTGGGCGACTACGGGACTGGCAACTACGCGCGCATCGTCGGGGCCAACGGCAGCCACAAGGCCCCATTTGCCGTGCGCTCGGCGCTCGGACTCAATGGCACATACAGCAGCACCAACACGCTGGTGCATATCGACATGCTCACCGGGGTGGAGACGGTGGTGCGCACGTTCGTGCCAGGGACGGTCGCCAATGACCTGGTCGTGACCGATGCCGCATATGACGAGATCACCGATCAGTTCGTCGTGGTGGGTGACGGCAGTGCCGGGCGAACCTATGAAAAGGCCAACCCGGGAATCTATACCAAGACCGGCGGCCTGATCCTGCGGCTGGCCACCCTCAACAGCGGCGTCGGATACCCGATCGCGTTCTACAACGGCATCGTCTACGTCATCGATATCCGATCGGGATATGCCTATCTGCAGTCGTACAGCGGATCGACCGGGGCCTACATCGATGAAGTCGGACCGGGGCCCGCATCGCTGGATGTGACCAGCGAGCCTGTAAACGTCGACTCTGGCAGTGGCGTCACAGTGGTCGGACGCCTGACCCAGATCTCGGCCCATGCCGGCGGCGTGTTTGTCTACAGCAAGAATCTGAACAAGTCCTGGCTGGTTGATTCTGCCGGCTGGTTCGAGATATCCAATACGGTGCCCAACAGCGCAAGCCCAGGCAACAGCGTTGCAAATTCCTGGGTAGAGGCCGACTACGTAGTTGAGGGGCCGCTCACCAGTGGCGTCGATGCGTTGGTCACGTATCGGGTGGCTGCCCACAAGAGTTTCGACCCGGCAGATGTGACGCTCGACACGGTCGTGAGCGACATCTGCCTGAGTGCAGGCCTCACCGCCGACCAGTTCGACGTGACGGCCTTGTCGGTTGAAACGCTACGCGGCTATGCCATCACCCGCCAGTCGTCGGCCCGCGCTGCGCTGGAGCCGCTGCTCAAGGCGTTTTTCATTGATGTACGCGAGCAGGACGGCAAGGTGCAATTCATTCGCCGGGCAGACCAGGTCAGCAGCTTCGAGATCAGCTACGACGAGCTGGCATCCTATGAGGCCGGCGCTGATGCGCCCGATGCGCTTCCACTGTCGCGCAGCGACGAGATGCAGCTGCCGCGGTCGGTGTCGGTCAGCTACATTGACTATGAGGCCGACTACCAGACCGGCACGCAGGTCGCGCGACGCCAGACCGTGGAAACGGCAAACGACCAGTCGGACGATCTGCCCATCGCCATCACCGCCAGTCGAGCGGCCACCGTGGCCGAGGTGCTGCTGTATGACGCATGGAGCCAGCGCAATAAGCGCACAGCCACCGTGCAGCGCAAGTTCGCGGCTATCTCGCCGGGTGACGTTGGCACCATCGAATATCCGCAGGGCACATTCACCCAGAAGCGCGTCACCAGGGTCAACGACACCGGAATTCTGGTGCAGCTCGATGTTGTCGACGCCGACGCGCCGCTGTACGACAACATCACGCCTGGCGCAGAAATGCCTGCAGGTCAGGATAGCCCGACGCTGGTGCCGCCGGCCAAGCTCGCGCTGCTGGACATCCCGCTGCTGCGCGATGCTGATGCGAGCGGGAATGCGATTCTGGCTGCGCTTGCAGGCTACACCTCGCCCTGGAGTGGCGGCGTGCTGTACGAGGGCAAGAGCGATGCCACACTGGCCATCGCCGGCAGTGTCACGTCGGGAGCGAACATCGGCATGGCCACCACCGCGCTGGGCGACTGGACCCAGAACACGGTGGACTGGCTGAATACCGTAACGATCGAAGATGTGGCCGCGCTGAGCAGCTGCACGCTGGATGCCGCGCTCGATGACGGTCAGAATGCCTGCATCATCGGCTCCGAGGTGCTGCAGTTCCTGACCGCCACATACGTCAGCGCCGGAAAATACGTGCTCAGCAACCTGATCCGTGGCCAGCGCGGCACCGAACAGCACCGCGGCACGCACGCAGCATTCGAGCAGTTCGTCATGCTGCCGGCCGCCGGCGCCGGCATGATACGCGTCGAGCAGGATCTGGGCGAAATCGGCCAGGCGCATGTGTATCGCGCTGTCAGCTACGGATTGTCGGCCGACAGCGCCACCAGCGTTTCATTCACCAGCCAGGGCGTCGCGCTCAAGCCATTCGCACCGGTCAACTTCAAGCGTGATGCGCTCAACGGTAACAGTCGCCTCACCTGGGACCGCCGCAGCCGCTTGTCTGGTGAATTTGTCGACAACAGCGACATACCCTTGGGCGAGTCGGCAGAGCTGTACTACGTCGACATCTACTCGGACGACACCTACTCGCTGATCGTTCGCACGATCACGACCAATGAGCCGACCTGCCTGTACACGCTGGCGCAGCAGACCACTGACTGGGGCGGCTACCAGCCGCAGCTGTACCTGCGGATCAGCCAGGTCAGTGCGTTGATCGGTCGCGGCTTCCCGCTGGAGGTCGACAGCAATGTCGCCAACGTGAACAGCACGGCCCCGAGTTTGCTGGCGCACATGGATGGCGCCGGTTCCATCGTCACGCCGGTGGACAGTTCGGCCAACGCGTTCACCGGATACATCATCGGTAGTGGCGCTTTGTCAGCGGCCCAGTCCAAGTTCGGCGGCTCGAGCCTGTATGTGCCTGGTGCTTCCGGCGTCGAGCACGGGGCAGCATTTGCCACGTCTGCCGCAGGCTTCGATGTCGGCACCGGCGACTTCACATTTGAATTCTGGTTTTATCCGGTCGCCGCAACCAACAACTCAGGATGCATGGGTATCGAGGTGGCGGGCACCATCACGACTGCAGCGCAGGTCTTGCTGTATCTGCAGATGAACCAGCCAACTGGCGCCATGACCGTCGTCACCCAGTATTCTGGCGGCGCCGATGCATCGATCACGTCTGCAGCCGGCTCTTTCACGATCGGCGCCTGGAACCACTGCGCCGTTACGCGCAAGGCGGGAGTCCTGTACCTGTTTGTCAATGGGGTGCTGAAGGGGTCTGCGGCCAGCACGCATTCATTGAACTACGCGACGAACTTCTACGTGAAGGTGGGCTACCGCAACGTCACCAGCAGCGCCACCACCTATTACGACGAGATTCGATTTCTCAAGGGCGAGGCGTACTACTTCACCGACTTCACGCCGCCAGCGGCACCGTTTTGAGGCACCACCATGAGTTCATCCGGCAGCACTTCCAAACTCGACCAGCTGGCCACCGACCAGGCCGGAAAAGAGGCGCGCATCAATGCAGCCCAGGACGCGCTGAGCCCGTCAGCGCTCGGCGGCCGACGCGAGAGCACAACCACCGGCCTGACATGGGGCTACTACGGCGGCGCCGTTCTGGTCAACGGAGTGTCGACAGCCGTTGCCCACGGCACGGTCACACTCACGGCATCGACCACCAACTACGTGAGCATCAGCTCGGCCGGCGTGATATCGGTGGCAACAAGCCGCTCAGCTGGAAACGCGCCGCTGTACACCGTAGTCACAAACAGCGGCGGCGTCAGCAGCTACACCGACGAGCGCACGCCAGCGGGATTGGCCGGGCTCAACTACGGCATTGCAACGCAGGCCATGGCCGATGCCAACCAGACAATCACGCAGGCCATGGCGCTGTGCCAGAGCTTGATCACAACCGGTGCGCTTACTGCCACGCGCAACCTGGTCGTGCCACTGGTGCGCCGCCGCTGGACTGTTCGCAATAACTGCACTGGCTTCGGCGTGCAGGTGGTCGGCGCCAGCGGCACCGGAATCACCATCGCGGTGGGCAA